ATTATACTACTAAGATTTTTAATATTACAGCGTATGATATGCTTAAAGGATTTAAAGATCAAAATCATTTGAATAAGTTCCCATTAGCATCTAACAAAGCAATTTATAAATACGATAGTATGGTTATGTCTATGCCAAAGTATAATAATAACTTTGCGGATTTTGGTGATTCTACTAATGCAAAATCTATTCAAAACAGAATATCATTAATGGCTCAGATTGACGCCAATAAAATTGAGATTGTTGTCCCTGGTAGATTAGATTATACTGTTGGTTTAAAGATTGATATTAATTTATTTAAAGCAGAACCTAGTGTTAAAGAAGATACCGAGTCAAAAGATGAGATGTTTTCAGGTTCTTATTTAATATCTGCTGTTAATCATTATATTAATAGAAATGCCCATGAATGTACCCTTGAATTGGTTAAAGATAGTTTGCTCATTGATTTGGATAGGAAAAAATAATGTTTTATGTTGGTTGCGTTGAAAATAGAATGGATCCTCTTAAGTTAGGTAGGTGCCAAGTTCGTGTAGTAGGTTTACATACACCAGATAAGACAGTACTACCGACTTTAGATTTACCTTGGGCTTATCCTATGGGTCCAATAACATCTGCTTCTATATCTGGATTAGGTTGGTCTCCAACAGGAATAGTTCAGGGTACATGGGTAATAGTTATCTTTCTTGATGTAGATCAACAACAACCTATAATGATAGGAACTATTGGTGGTATACCTCAAACTAAAACAGCAGCTCTTATAAGTGATAGTACAGATAGTGTTGTAACTACTGGTGGAGATGGAGAATTAACCAACTCAAATGGTGATGATATTACTGATATGGTAGACAATATTATTAAGGGTGAGAATAAAGGCGACTTACAAGAAACATCCGAAAAGTATCACGTTAATGCAGTTACTACTGAATTATCAACTGGTAATTATACTACATTTAATATTAATTCAAATGGCGAAGATGTTACTACCGCAACAGCAACTTATGATGAACTAACAGGTTTGTATTCGGTTGAATTATTATCCCCTGAAAGTTATGAAGAATCTCAATATCTTCCATTTAAAGGTACAACAAAAACTTTCAAAACAAAAACTGAAATATTACAATATTTCGATAAAAACTTCTAAGAGTATATTATGGCAGACGCAATAGAAAAAACACCTATACCAGATACACCTCCTGAAGGTTATGGAGCAACGCCAAGTTCTTTACGAGGTATTGCAGCGTTAAAGAAAGCATGTATAGATGGAGGATTAACCTCCAAATATGCTATATGTTCTATGCTAGGTATTGTTGGAGTAGAATCTAAATGGATCCCTATTGTCGAAGGACAGTATAGCAAAAAAAATCTCATATCTAAAGGTGCTACAACTGAAGAAGCTGAAAAGTATGCTAGAAAAGGAATTTCACCTCAAGAACATTTTGGATTTGTATATGGAACTTTAAAAAATAAATCACCTGCCGAAGGTCAATATTTTGGTAGAGGATTCATTCAGTTGACATGGTTTTCTAATTATAAAAGAATGGGTCAATTGACTAACTTAGATTTAGTTAATAATCCGGACTTGCTTATAGGAACCGATGATGAGACAATGGCAAGATGTGCAAAAGTATCTGTAGAGTTTTTCAAAGAAAATATAAAGAATTGTTTAGAAGCTCAACATAGACCAGATTTTATCAATAAAGCATTATCAGCAATAAATGCCAAAGATCCCCATAATAATAAAAAGATAACCTGTTATGAATATTTTTTAGGTGGTAAAGCAGCAGCAGCTCCTACTAATAAGGATCCAGTAAATACTACAGTAAATAAAACAAAAGCAGAAATAGATTCTGCTCCTGTAAATAAGAAAGAAGCATATTCAGAGGATAGATCTGCTAATTTTAGCACAGAAGGATTTAGCGACCCAGAAGGTAAATATCCTCTTCGTGATTTTATGAACGAACCTGATACCAATAGACTTGCTAGGGGTATTATGGATGGAACTCATATAAAGTTTAAAGACGCCTCAAGAAAGACTGATATCCCTATAGCTAATGGAGCAGATGGCGGGTCTTGGGATCAACCATTGACTGCGTATAATACAATATATCCTTTTAATAAAGTATTTGAATCTGAAGGTGGGCATGTTTTAGAATTTGACGACAGTCCTCAAGGCGAAAGAATAAATTTATATCATAGTAAAGGATCTTTTATAGAAATAGATCCTAATGGTTCACAAATTAACTATATTGTTGGCGATGGTTATTATATTGTAGAAAACAATGGTAATATTTTTGTTAATGGTGCTTGTAATATTACAACAGGAAGTGATTGTAATATTCTTTGCCAAGGTAATGCTAATGTTGAAGTCAGTGGAACTTCTGATATAGTTTTGCATGATACTGTAAATATTGGATGTGCTACAGATTTAAATCTTGCTGTTGGAGGAGATTTTAATGTTTTGGTAGAAGGCAACTATAATGTAGAAGTTGGTAAGACATCAAACCATAGAGCAATAGGTACTATGTCAATTGAATCTACTGATGCTTTAAAATTAAAAACTGCCAAAACTATGAGTATGGAAGGTGGCGATACTGCTTCGACTGCTGAAACTTTAATGAAGATGTCTAGTAGTTTTAAATTAGAAACTCCGGCAGATTTCCAAATCAAAGCAAATACATTTACATTAGATATTGCAACAGATACTAAGATAAAAACTAAAACATTTTTATTAGAAACAGAAGAAACATCTGAAATAAAAACTGGAACCTTTAAAACTCAAACATTAACTGGTGCATTAGAATTAAAATCATTTTCTAATATTAATATGACTGCTCCAGGAAATTTTGCAGTATCTGCATTAAAGGTAGATTTAAATCCTGTTGCTCCAGTTGTTATATCTGCAATATCAAATAAAGTTGATTCGTTGACATTATTAGGAGCTCCAAAAGTTCCAGTTGATTTTGCTGGCAATCCAGTTAAAGATAGACAAGAAGAACAGGTGCTAGTTGATACTGTATTAACTCCTGTAGGGGTATATAACCCAAACTCATTAACTGAAACTGTAATAGATTCGGTGCTTGATAACATTCCTTTAGTAGGAGATATATTGTCATTATTTGGAGGAACTACTCCAGACATATATGATGTTAAATATGTTGCTCCTGTTGAAAGGAAAACTACATTAAGTGCGGCAGGAAAAGCAAAAAATCATAAATTGGTTGTTCCTCCAAGAGATTCATCACACAAAACAGCTGCAGGAAATTTAGTCCCGCCAGAAAGACATTCTGATGCATCATATAAGTATGAAACTGAAGAAGATTGGAATACACCGTCTGGTCAAAAGGCTGCTAATGCTATGACAACTACTAGTGATTATGAATACAATCATAAATTGCCAGGTGAACCTCAAGAAGCAAGTGCTATGACAGGAGGTAGTTCTTCTGTAGTTGCTATATCAAACGAGAAAAAAGAAGATATAAAAAATAGAACTGATTTTCCAGCAAATTATCCATTATCAGAGCATTTTACATTAGGAATGTTTGTACATTCTCAAGGTACAGTTCTTAGAGATACTACTTTAACAGCAGGACAAAGTGGTAGTAGAGGTGGTCATTATACTAAACAAGATATTGTTGCTAACCTTGCCGCTCTTTGTGAAAATGTTATGGAACCAATATACAAAGAGTTAGGTCCATGTTTACAAATGGGTGGTGGCGCAACTTGGAAAATCAATTCAGGATTGCGAAATGAAAAAACTGGTTCAGACCATAACAAAGGTATGGCTTGTGATTTTAGATTATATCCTGGAAGAGACACTAATGAATTATATGATCTAGTTGTTAAGTTAGAAAAGATGTTGCCATATCACCAAATAATATTTGAATATAGAGATAATGGTAGGTCTAATTGGATCCATGTTTCGTTTTCATCTGAAGGTAGACAAGCACGAGCATTTACAATGATTGATGATAAAGTTGTTGATTCTTCAGGCAAACCCAAAGCAGGGTCAACAGGTCTTTATAAATTCTATACATAAGGAATTAATATGCCATATGGATTAATAGCCTTAAAAGATGGTGGTAGTAGTATAACTTGTACAGATGGCGCTCAAGGTACATTATGTGGTACTAATCCAAATAGATATAATTGGGATACAGGAACTACTCAGGTATCTGATGCAGGCAGTTCTACTGTATTTGTAAATGGTATAGGTGTAGTAAGAAGCGAGGATGCTATGGCATCTCATCCAGATGGAAATCCATGTACTGTTTCTGCTATAAATCATGCTCCTACTTTAAGCACATTCAGTAGTACAGTATTTGCGAATGGAAAAGGAATAGGAAGAATTGGGGATAAGTACGATTCCGATGGGCATTATGACCATACTATAGCATCAGGATCAACAAATGTTTTTGCGGGAGGTTAATTATGAGATCAGAACAAGAATATTATAGACCAAAACCAGATCCTAAAGTATATGAAGAAGCTATAGAAAAGGCAACTTTCTTAATTGAAAATGGATATATCGCTATTACTTCAGGTATGACAAGAGAAATATTAGTTGATAAACTTATAGAACAAAGTCAAACTATAGAACCTATTTCATATGGTACATAGTCATTATACTAAAAAGTAAAGTAAAAGTAAAGTATTTAATAAAATAATTGTAATAAATACTATAATAAATAATTTGGAATAGATTAATGGCAAGGAACACTAGGATATTTTCAGACATTGATTTGAATTTCATAGCAAATCCAGCAACTGGGGATATTTCTATGAGATACGATGAAAATGCAGTTAAGGCATCGGTTAAGAATCTCGTTCTAACTCAACATTTTGAACGTCCTTTCCACTCTAATATAGGTTCACCAATCAATTCGTTATTGTTTGACCTTGCCTCACCACTATTGACAGTTACACTAAAACGTGCTATTACTGATTTAATTAATAATCACGAACCAAGAGTTAATCTATTGGATGTAATAGTAAATTTGTCACCAGATAATAATTCAGTTTATGTTACAATTGAATTCAGTATATTAAATACTCAACGTCCAATTACTATAGATTTAGTATTAGAGAGAACACGTTAATGGCCAACACAAAAATAAATACTACAGAACTGGATTTTGATAACATAAAGAATAACCTTAAGGAATTTCTTAAAGGACAAGATACTTTTCAAGATTATGATTTTGATGGTTCAGGATTATCTGTTCTGTTAGATGTATTAGCATATAATACTCATTACAATGCTTTATATAGCAACTTAGCAATCAATGAAATGTTCCTTGATTCGGCTAGAAAAAGGAATAGTGTTGTATCATTATCAAAAATGCTTGGATATACACCAAAGTCAGCAAATTGTTCTAAAGCACAACTTACTGTAAAAGTATCATCCGCTATTACTGGACCAGAAACTTTAATACTCCCTGCTAATAGTCAATTTAGTACATCTGTTAATGGTGTAACATATAATTTCTATACTAGATCAGATTACACAACAACAGGCACTACTCTTTATACGTTCTCAAATGTTGAAATAGTAGAAGGTGTACCATTAACATATAAGTTCAATGTTTCTACTGGTGCTAAGTATGTAATTCCAAATATTAATGTTGACATTGATACATTAACTGTAAGAGTACAAGAGAATATAACTTCTTCTGTAATAGAAACATTCTATAGAGCAGACTCTATATTAGATGTTACAGCAACATCAAATGCATATTGGATAAAAGAAATTGATGATCAGTTATATGAGATAGTATTTGGAAATGATGTAATAGGAAAGGCTCTTTCTAATGGAAACATTATCAACCTTAGTTACATGGTATCCAATTTAGATTTACCAAATGGTGCTAAGTTATTTAATGCTGGTGCTGTTACATTTGTATCTGGTAATAATGTTACATTTACAAATGGAATAGTATCATTAACAACAACTTCTGCTGCTGCAGGTGGTAAAGACGTTGAAGATATAGAATCAATAAGGTTCAGTGCACCTAAATCATA